ATATGACCATCAATGGCCAGCGCAACACGTTTATCTCCGGGAGCATCCGAGGGACGCTAAGCGAAGGATCGCCCGGAACGAATACTTGGATCAACGTCTTTAACAACATCGCCATCGGCACGGCGACGACGGCCCGCATTCCTCTGAATTTTCAGAACGTAATCTCCCCATTTGCCTATACATTGCTGGGAACTACGCCGACGATCCATTCCGACTGGACCAAGCACCTTTGCTTCTTTTTTGATTTGGCATCCAGCGGAGCCGATCAAACCGCAACGCTTGGACAACCCGATCCCTTTGTAACAGTCGGCGGAGCGGCAAAAACCAACAGCGATGTTTTCGGCGGAATCGCGCAAGACGTGGTGTATTACATCCGCTGCCCGAATGACTCGCATACTTACACCATCGCGCTGGGTACAGGATGGTCGCTCGCCACCGGCGTGACGATGCCGACGATCACGAGCCACAAAGAGCTGGTCATCAAGGCTCGGTATAACCAGACGAGCAACAACGTAAACGTGATGAGTGCGACTGTCCTGACGTAGATTTGTCAACTACACGAGCTATTGAATTGGCAAAGGACCATAGCAATCTTCCAACCGGGCAGACGTTCAACGCCCGCTATACCAATGCGTCGGGGCAAGTTGGGGACAGCACCGCCAACGCCGGGGCGGGCGGCTATGTGGACTGGGATGGCAGCAGTTCGGCGAATTATTTATTTGCCGTCACCGAGAAAGGTTCAAGCGGATATTACGAGATTGAGACACCGGCTTTCGTGGTTGCGGCTGGGCCGTATGGAGTGGCGTTTCTGGACAGTGCCGGGGTGGCAAGGGCACAGGGCGGCGTCACTGTCCTGACCAACGCGGCCGGCAAAGCCGCCGCCACGCTCGATCTGGCCAATGACACGACCGGAGCGTTTTCCGCCGAGGCGTTGGCCAACTCGCCCACGGCCACCGTCACCTATTCGCAGGCCGCGGCCGCGGCCGGACAGACTTCACTTTCCGCCGGCACGATCGCCATGACGCGCGGGACCTCGATCAGCATTGCGATCACGGGCCTGGGTTCGCTGGCCGGCGTCACCAAATTGTGGTTCACCGCCAAGACTCCCGCCGCGGTGCAAAGCGGCGCGCCGGACTCGGCGTCGGCTTTGCAGCTCGAACTGTCCGCGGGCCTGCTCTATGTCAACGGCTCCGCCGCGGCGTCTTCGGCGGATGGCGCGGTCACGATCACCGATGGCGACACCGGCGCGATCCGGATCGATCTGGACGCCGACGCCGCGAAACTTCTCGCGGCCGGCACCTACCTCTTCGACGTGAAGACCGATGCGGCCGGAACCATCAAAGAGCCGACCTACGGGACGCTCATCATTCGGGCGGATGTGACTCGCGCGGTTGGATGAAATATGGCGAAGCGAAAAAAAAAGCCGCTGCGAGCAGCAAGTCTGCGAGCAGCAAAGCCGCCAGGAGAAAAACCGCCACCGGCAAAGCCGTTCGCCCGCCCGCCGATCGCGTGATCGCGCCGCCCGCAAGCGAGGCTTACGAGCGGCACCGCGAGCGGATGGGCGAGGCGCAGAGCGCCAAGAGTAAATCCGCCCGCGACATCGCGCCGATCCCGGCGATCGTGAATCCCGACCGGCGCCAGCGCGGGAAGAACAGTTACGAGGCGTTCTGCCGGGAATACTTCTCGCAGACATTCAACCTGCCCTGGAGCGCCGATCACCGCAAGGCGATCGACAAGATCGAGCAGGCGGTTCTGCGCGGCGGGCTGTTCGCCTACGCGATGCCGCGAGGCAGCGGCAAGACCTCGCTGGTCATCGCCGCCATCCTGTGGGCGCTGCTTTACGGGTTTCGCAAGTTCGCGGTGGTGATCGGCAGCGATGGCCCCAGCGCCGTCGAGATCCTCGACGCCATCAAGAGCGAGCTCGAATGCAATGAAGCGCTGTATGAGGATTTCCCCGAGGCGTGTTATCCGATCCGCCGCCTGGAGGGAATCGCACAGCGGGCCAACGGCCAATTGGTCAATGGCGATCGCACGTTTATCGAGTGGACCGAAACGCAGATCGTCCTGCCCACCATCGACGGCAGCGAGTGCTCCGCCGGCATCGTGCGCGTCTTCGGCATCACCGGGCGGATCCGGGGCGCGAAGTTCACGCGCCCCGATGGCCAGACGGTCCGGCCTGACGTGGCGGCCGTGGACGATCCGCAGACGGACGAAAGTGCCAAGAGTCCCAACCAGGTCAAGGACCGCGAGCGCATCGTGCAAGGCGCGGTGTTGGGCTTGGCCGGACCCGGCAAAGAGATCGCCGGCTTCATGCCCTGCACGGTGATCGAGTCGGACGACTTGGCCGATCGCATCCTGGATCGAAACACACATCCCAAGTGGCAGGGCGAGCGCACCAAGCTTTTATACGGATGGCCCAAAAGAGAGGACCTCTGGGAGAGTTACGCCAAGCTGCGCTCCGATGCCCAGCGGGCCGGAGACAAGGACGCGGCCGCGGCGACGGCGTTTTACCGCGCCAACCGCGAGGCGATGGACGAAGGCGCGACGGCGGCATGGCCGGCACGAAAGTTCCCCGCGGAATTGAGCGCGGCCCAGCACGCGATGAATCTGTACTTCGACCTGGGCAAGGCGTCGTTCGGCGCGGAATACCAGAATGAGCCTCCCAAAAAACAAAGCGAGGCGGATGAAGCGCTGAGCGAAGATCAGATATTGGCCAAGGTCGATGGACGCCCGCGCGGCATCGTGCCGCTGGAATCGACGAAGCTGGTGAGCTTCATCGACGTTCAAAAAGAATTGCTATTCTGGGCGGTGCTGGCGCTACAGGATGATTTCACGGGGCACCTGATTGATTACGGAACTTATCCCGACCAGAAGCGGGAAATCTTCGCCAAGCAAAACATCCGCCGCACGCTGAGCCAGGCGGAAAGCGCCGGCAGCTTCGAGCAAGCGCTCAAGAGCGGTCTGGATTCGCTGGCCAGCTTGCTGCTGGGCCGCGAATGGAAACGCGAAGACGGCGGCGTGGCGAAAATCGAGCGATGCCCGGTGGACGCCCACTGGGGCGAAAGCACGGACATCGTGAAAACGTTCTGCCGGCAGAGCGCGTTTTCTGGCGTACTCACGCCGAGCTTCGGCATGTTCATTGGGGCCAGCTCGCTGCCGATCAACGATCGTCCGGCCAAGCCGGGCGACAAGATTGGTTTGAATTGGCGGCAACCCAAGCCCAAACCGGGCATGGTCCGGCACGTCGCATTCGACGCGAATTTCTGGAAAACCTTTTTGCAGGCGCGGCTGGCGCAAACCGCCGGCGGTCCCGGTTGCCTGACGCTCTTCGGCGATGCCCAGGACCACGCGCTATTAGCGCAGCATCTGACGGCCGAGTACCCGGTGCTGACCGAGGGACGCGGGCGAAAAGTGATGGAGTGGAAGGTCAAGCCGAGCCGGCCAGACAACGATTGGCTCGATTGCCTGGCCGGCTGCTGCGTGGCCGGCTCGATCGCCGGGGCGAGTTTGTCCGCGCATAAGCAGTCCGCGTCGCCGCCGCGAAAGCGCGTGCGGCTCTCCGATCTGCAAAAGGCCAGCGGTCGATAACGCGATGATCCGCAAACTGCAAAACATCCTCATCGCGCCGCTGGCGGTCCTGGGATTGTTCTTCGCGGCGATCGCCGCGTTGCCTGGTCAATGGTCCGCTCGGCGCCAACGCCGCCGGCGGCTCGATGACCCGAGATCGTTTCGGACTTTCCTCTCGCGTTTCCGCGTGTTCGGATCGCCGGACAGCCAGGCGTACTTCTCGGTCCCAATAAACTTCGCCGACGACGTGGAGCGAGAGGCGGCGAGGCTCGATTTAAGCCTTATTTTCGAGCGTCGAGATGGGTGGGAGCACGTCCGCGTGGTCGTTGCACGCCATTAGCTCAAACGCTGGCGCGTCGATTTTCGGCTCGACTGACAACCCACGCCACTGCCCGAACGCTCCGCAGCGTTGCAGCCATGCGGCATTTTCACGGGTCCAAACATGAGTGATCTGCTCCCTGCCATCCAAAACACGGCCGCCGGCCCCAAAGCGGCCACGATCGACGGCAACAGCGCCCAGGCGCAGCCCATCCCCGATCTGATCGCCGCCGACCGGTACCAGAAGGCCGCGGCGAGAAATCGCGGTCTGCCGTTCCGCTCCGTGAAGCTGCGGCCGGGGAGCAACGCGGACCTGAGCCGGCATTTTGAATGAGCCTTTTAACCCGAATGTTCCCCTCGCGGGCCGCGGCCCGTTCCGCGCCCGCGCCTCAGCCGCGGCAGATCAGCAACGCGCAGAACCGCGCGATGCTTCACGCGCGGTTCGACAACCAGTTCACCACCGACGAAAACCGCCAGCTCTGGGCGATGTCGGACATGCTGAGCGTGGACGCCGCGGCGAATTTCATGGTTCGCCGCACGCTGCGGATGCGCAGCCGTTATGTCTATCACAACAACCCGTTCGTGATGGGCGCGGCCAATCGCCTGGCGAAGTTTGTCATTGGCACCGGCCCGCGCCTGCACATGGCCACGGGCGATAAGACCATCGACAGCGCGATCGAGGCTTGCTTCGCCAAATGGGCTTCGCGGATCGCGCTGGCCCGCAAGCTGCGCGTCAGCCGAGCGGCGCGGTTTTACAACGGCGAGGGATTTGGGCTTCTGCGCACCAACCCCAAGGTGCGCCATCCGGTCAAGCTCGATGTCTTTGAGATCGAGGCCGACCAGGTGACCAGCCCGCTGTTTGGGATTTTCCCCGCGCAATATCCCGATCAGTTGTTCGACGGGCTGGTGCTGGATCCGTGGGGCAACCCCGACGTGTACCACGTCCTGCGCCAGCATCCGGGCGCGTTCGGAGCGTTTCTGGTCATGGGTTACGAATTCGACCCCTGGCCGGCGCAGTACGTGCTGCACGACTATGCCCGGCTTCGCCCCGCGCAGCAGCGCGGCATCCCCGAAGCCACGCCCGCCCTGGATCTGTTCGAGGAAGCGCGGCGATACCGCAAGGCCGTTCTGGCCGCGGCGGAAACCGCCGCCGATTACGCCGGCTTCATCAAGACCGAGGCCCCGGCCGAAGCCAACACCGAGGCCGATACCGGGTGGGGCGCGTCGATGGATTACGTCGAGGTGCGCCGCCGGCAAATGGCCGTCTTGCCCGGCGGCGCCGATGCCTTCCAGATGAAGGCCGAGCAACCGGTCACGACCTATGACAGCTACATGATGTCGCTGCTGGTCGAAGCGGGCCAGGTCCTGGACATGCCGCTGTTCATTCTCACCGGCGACGCTCGCCTGGCGAACATGTCCAGCGCGTACGTCGCCACCGGATCATTCAACAAGAGCGTGCAGACGGACCGCCAGGAATACGAGCCGCTGCTCGATCAGGTGTTCGCCGAATTCCTCGCCGAGGCGCGGCGCATTCCCGGACTCATTCCGGCCGAGTGCCCCGATGACCCGGACCACACCTGGCGATGGGACCGCACGAGCAATCACGCGGATCCGCAAAAGATGGCCGCGGCCCAGCGCCTCAAATTGCAAAACGGAAAATCGCCATCCGTCGAGTTCAGCGATGAAGGATTGGATTTCGACGAGATGATTGCGCGCGGCGCCCAGGACTATGGCGTTGAAGAAAAGGAACTGCGCGGGGCGCTGTTCCAATCGCTGTTCGCGCAGAAGGGAACGCCGCCGCCGGCGGCGAGCGTGCCGGGTACCGGGGACGTGAATTCGCCCGGTGCCGGCGGCGATGGCGACGAGGAAGACGAAGAGCAAGACGCCTGATCCGATTCATTAACACCGCAACATCCCATGCCCAACCGTCTGAACCGAAAAGGTCTGATCTCTCTTCATGCGCTGGTCGACGCGGGCAAATACGTCGATCGCGCCTGGAGTTTTGGCGCTGATGATTCCAACGCGCTGCTGGGGGACCCGGCCAACTGGACCGAATACCAGCGGTGGTTTCTGGGCGTGAACGATTCGGCTGCCGAACAGACCAAGGAGCGATACAGCTATCCCTTCGGCAAAGCCGGCCAGGTCAACCTGGCGGCGCTGCGGGCCATCGCCAGCCGCGCCAAAGCCCAGGGCGATCGGGACATTGCCGACGCCGCCGGCGAAGCGCTGGCGCTGGCCAACGCAAAAGACGCCGACAGCAAGACCGCCAGCGGATCCGCCAGCGGGTCGGCTTGCGATCGGGACATCACCTTCGGCGCGCCGGTGAAGATTCGCGCGGCGTCCACCAGCGGAGGCGCCGGCGGGAAGAAAAAGAAACTGCCGACGTTCGAGGCCGATGCCTACACCGGCGGGGCCATGTCGCTGGACGGCTGGCAATACCCGGTCGTGATCGACTACGACGGCATCGACATCACCGCGCACGCGCGGCCCGTGCTGCGCGATCACGACCCCAAGCTTCCGCTGGGCCACACCACGTCGATTGGCGTCGAGGATGGAATCCTCAAATCCGCCGGCGTCATCAGCGCATCGGGAACACACGTGGATGAAGTGGTGGATGCCGGGAAGAACGAGTTTCCCTGGCAGGTGAGCGTGGGGGCCAAAGTCCTGAAGAACCAATTCGTGCCCGAGGGCGATTCGGCCCAAGCCAACGGGCGGACCTGGCAAGGGCCAATCAACATCGCGCGGCAAACGTCGCTCCGCGAAATCTCAATCCTAACCCTGGGCGCTGATGATGACACATCCGCCCGCATCGCGGCCGCGGCCGCAAAGGCAACCGACATGAAATTCAAGGCATGGGCGAAAGCTCACGGGTTCGCAACCGACAAGATGGACGCCAAAGCGCTCGAGTGCGCGCGGGCGATGTACGCCGCCGAAAACCCCGAGGGGGATCCGAACGATGATTCGGACGACGACGAGCCGGACGACGGCAAGGACGGCAACGGCGGCGACGAAGACAATGAAAGCGAAAGCGCCGCGACGGACCTGGACCTCAAGGCCAACGCCAAGGGCGCGGGCAAGGGCACGGCCGGCAAAGGCAAGGAAGGCGAAGAAGTCATCCTGAGCATCCGCGCCGCGGCGCTATCCGAGCGCCGCCGGCTGTCGGCGGTCTCGGCGATTCTGGATGAGTACCGTGAGGATGTCGAACCCAAAAAGTTCGCCGCGATCGAGGCCAAGGCCATCGGCGGTGAATATGACGCGACCCGCGTGGAGCTGGAGATGATTAAAGCCAAGCGGCCGACGGTCAACGCCGCCAACATCAACACCGGCGCCGGCTCCCAGCCCGATGGCGCGATCATCGCCGCGGCCGCGGCCCGGTCGATGGGCGTGGGCGAAAAAGTAGCCTACCAGGGCCTGGGCGAGAAGGGCGGGAACATCGCTGCTTCCATGCGCGGTTTGACGTTGCACGCGATCATCGCCGCCAGCGCCGCTCGGCTTGGGATGCACGTGCAGCCCGGCGGGATCGACGATTCCTTCCTCGGCGATTTCCTCCGCGCCGATCGCCACAGCCACCGCGAGCAGCTCAAGGCGCATCAGGCGGCCGGCGGAATGATCCGCGCTGCCAGCGGCGCGGGCTTCAGCACGATGAGCCTCACGGGCATCACCGAAAACATCCTGTACAAAGCGATGCTGGAACAATACGGGATGCAGACGACGGTCATCCCCGATATCGCCTATGAGCGCGACACCAACGATTTCAAGCCCTTCAAGGTCTACCGGCTCACCGCCAGCGGCGACTTCCAACCGGTGGGTCCGGCCGGTGAATTGAAGTCCATGAGCTTGCAGGATGAATCCTACAGCAACCAGGTCACGACCAAGGGCGTGTTGTTGACGCTCAAGCGCGAAGACATCATCAACGATGACATGGGCGCGTTGATGCAGACGCCGCAGGTCATCGGGCGCAAGGCCGCGATCAACCGGGAGAAGGCGGTCTTCGCCTCTTGGCTCTCCGGCCTCTCGACCACCGCCCCTGGCGCTTCGGTCGGCAAGGCGGCCAACGCCTTCAACTTCTTTTCCGCCGGCGCGAGCAACTACCTCAGCGGCGCCGGTTCGGCACTGAGCATTGATAGCCTGACGCTGGCGGC